TTTATATATAGCACCAGGGTAAGCGCCCATATCATTAATTTGTCCGTAAAGATTACTAATAAGATTACCATCGCCCTGATTAGCAGAAGCATCCCTAACAGCATTACCCGCTTCTCTGGCTACCAGCAAATCAAACAAGCCTTGTAAGGTTTGGTTCCTTAGATTTACAGCAGCACCCCTAGTGCCTAAGTCGTAATCAAGATAGCTCTGGCCTAAGTTCAATGCCTGACCGCCTAAGTCTCTTCTGGCAGCAGTAGAAATATTGGCTAGGTCTATTGAAGGCTGCATGGCTTGAATTAATGCAGTCTGTGGGGCATAGGATTGAGTAAGAAAACTACTCGCTATGTCTGCACCTAGCTGTTTTTCTAAGGCTTGCTGATTTAATGCACTTAGTCGTTGCTGGCTCCTTAGCCCTTGGTCAGTTCTTGCTTCACCCATTGCCAAAGCTCTTTGGTTGGCAAGCGTTTGTGCATCTTGTCTAGCCATTTGCATAGCCATCATTGCGTCAGCGGCTTTCTGTTCTTCAATGGCTTTGCTTAAAGCAAACTGTTCAGGAGAACCACCAAATTGGGCTGTCTGTAAACCCTGTCTTCCTCCGGCAACCAAGGCCGAATTCAACGCTGTTTGCGCTCTTTCTTCTTCAGGGGTTCTTATTGCCCTCATTCTGTCATACGCAGTCTGTTCAGCTTCCGCCAAGTTTGCAGCAGAAAAAGGATTGGCTAACTGGGTCATATAGTTTTGTTGCTGCAAATCCCTATATGTCCGACCTTGAGCATCCTTATCACCAACCTCAAGCAATCTCATTAAATTAGCTTGTTCAGAACGCATATCATCTGTGTATTGACCAGTAGCAGGATCAAATGTCCCATACTGACCTCTACCCAAAACAGCATCTATTAAACTGGAGCCGCCCGTTCTTAAAGACTGAGATAAAGCTTCTTGCTCTGGGCTTAATGAAAAAGCCGCCCCACCCTGTGCGTCTGCTTGTACAGACCCCATAGGAAGGCCAGTAACCCCAAAGGGTTTAAACGTAGTAGTTCCTGCTATTGTGTTATAAAGGTTTTGATCACCTGGAAAGCCTATAAATTGTTTGGCATCGGCTCCCATGCCCTCAAGTTTATTAACTGCACTTTCAGTAGCCGCTAATTGACCAGCCGCACCAATTAATGTGCCGTAGTTATCAACAAAACTGCTTAAACCTGTCGGGAGATTTAAAATTTTAGCGGGGTTAACAATGTTTGTAACTCCATTAGCCATCAGTAAGTCCCTCCATCAATAGTCCCTACTGTAAGAGTGCCGCCTACTGTCAAATTGGCAGTCGTTACTGTTCCAGTAAAAGTAGGAGAAGCCGTGTCACCCTTGGAATTAACCGCAGTCTGTACCGCTGTAAATTCTGTAGTGAACTCTGAGCCTTTTATAACCTTATTGGCATTACCAGAAGGCAAAGAGTCTTTAGCCCCGAAATTGGTTACTATCGTGTAATTGGACACTTAATTAATCCTCCCTATCAGGGAATGTATATTTAATTCTTGGAAAGCTATTTCGTTTCCATCTACATTAGTTGTTAAGCCTACAGTAACAAGGCTTCCGCTGCCGCCTGTATTAATCTTTTCTGTATTAATAAGCGACCCAGAAGAGGAATACTCAGCAGTCGTATTGTATTCGCTAATATTATACTGACCAGAGCTAAATCCAGCCAAAGTATAAACCTGAGATTGATAATTTCCCTCGTAATCATAAGCCCAGTTAAGGGTTACATTGGCATCAGCCCCGTTAAAAGTTGTTACATTAACCTTCTTTAAAAACTTCAGCCTAGAAGAATCGCCAAAACTTAAAGGGTGAGAGAAATATTGCAGGGAAAACTCTGTGGTATTGTCTGTATAACTTGTGTATTCCGCTATCCCAGTGGCAACCCCTATATATAAAGCGTCTGCGTCAGTTACAACAAAACTTAACGGCTCCATTGCAGTCCAGGTGGTTGTTCTATAACTCCCGTCTTCCAAGGGATACTTGGTGTCAAAGCAATAAACTACCCCGACAGTCGGGAAATTAATCAAGAAAAACGCATTATTAGAGTCATAAATAGACTTAATATTGCCCGTTTCAGCCTGAACCCTAGACTTAATATCATTGTTCACATTCTTGGAAATATCCCCGATAGGAGCAGATTTTTCCTGAATAGTACGAGACAGAGAACGAACACCAGAGAAGTCTAGGAATACTATATCCTTACCTGTGCTTTGAATTGCATCACGCCCGACACAGCCAATATTATTAACTGTATCACTAAGAGACATATTGGCAGGATCGGTAGCCCCTGAATAAACAAGCATGGAGCGCTTGCCCATAATGATTAAAAAGTTGTTGTGCGCCGCCAAGGCTGTAATTTCATCAAACCCATTAGGCCATACAGTAGTAACATCGAGACTACCGCTTGACCCCCCAGACCAAGCAAGACCATTCAAAGAATCTGTCCAATACAAGGTCTTTTTATTAGCGGTAATGTCAGCAACCCACAGCCTTCCAAATGCAGCGAGACAAATATGCGCCTGTTGAGGGGTTCCTGCGACACTCCCATGAGCTGCTATAGTGGTTAATGCGCTGCTTGAAGCATCATAAACTAACGGAGCATGACCTCTTTGGAAAAAGTAAAACTTGTTTGCCAAACTAGCCATAGACCAGTTATTAGCGGAAACAGTCAGGCTTCCGGTTATATCTGTGAGGGTAGAAGTCCCTTTGAATATCTTGTTATTCCCACAGGAAAATACAATTTTAGTGCCATCTTCCTGCACAAACTATCCAATGGATTCAATTCCAGCAGAACTACCTAATACAGTAGACCCGTTACTGGAAACCATTGTGTAGCCTTTTCGAGAAGCTATACGGCCTTCTTTGTCGATAATGCAATTATCCGCTATAGCCGCATAACTAGGGTCTTGGAGCAAAGGAGCGTCCTGCGTATTTATTCCTCTAAACGCAGGAGCAGAAATTGTTATATTTTGTAAAGGCTGTGCCATTTATACCGCCAAAAAAGTCATTTCTACAGGATACTTGTTAGCATCAATCGCTATTGCATCAGACAAGGCAATACTAGCTAGCCCAAACTGTTCTGCTGCGCTTTGCCCTCCTGTCTCACCTCTCTCTCTGAGAGCCATAGCAAAGGCAAGCTGCAAAACAGGATTAGAAGGAACGCTTAAACTTGTGGCATCTGCTGATAACGCTGCCTGGGGAGTAACAACATCAAATCGCATTGAATACACGCCATCTGGCTTGGGGTAAACATCAACCTGAATATCGCCATTAGAGTCTGTGCTGTTCATTGTAAAATAGTTCGGCGCACCAGAAGCAGGAGTGGCGTTATAAAATTGCGTATTAAAAAAAGACTTGGTGCGCTGCTGCAAAAACAGATTGCTTGTGTCATTCATGCAATCTTTTAAGACTGAATTTTGCCCTGCTCCTGTCAAAGCATAGGTATATGTTCCATCTACAGTATTGAAAGTAATAGTGTTTCTTAAAGCTGACCACTCCCAAGCCTCTTCAACTGTGGTTTTAGCGTCATTTACAAGATCGCCAATTAGTGTGCTGTAAGCGTTTTCTGTATTAGTAGAAACAGTAGTTTCTCTTAATCGTCTTAGGACACCATTTATCAAATTTAGGTAAGTCATATCCAGTTATCCTATTTGCATCATTTTTGCCAGCTCAATCAAAGAAGAGCCTGGAGTTCTTTGCCTATATCTTTCTTCTGTTTTGGCTAAAAAGTTAGAGGCTTTAGGAAATAAGGGCTGTCTTCCCTGTCCTAACACGGGCATTTGGGCAAGCTCAAAATCAGTAACACGAACCCCAGGGACATCCATTTGTATTGCCTGTCCTCTATCCATGTTTACATTAAACCCTACTGCTCCAGCCTGACCTCTTTCACCTTGAGCGCCTCTTTCACCTTGAGTGCCAGCAGCACCTGTAGCGCCAGTTAAACCTCTTTCTCCAGTAGCACCTGTAGCTCCAGCTACTCCAGCGGCTCCAGCAGTACCTCTTTCCCTTTTTTCTCCTCTAGCACCTGTAG